TCCTTCGGGCTGTTCGCCTTCCTCGAACTGCCACTCGACGCCTCTCCATAAATAGCTCTTAAGCATTAGATCACCGCCTTTCGTTAAAAAGGGAGGCACCGAAGTGCCCCCCTGTGATCAGCTGCTTTTAGGTCGTGACCTTGACGATCTTGGAGAAGCCGGCCGGGCGTCTGACCGCCAGAGCGAGGCGCTCTTCGGCGCGGATCGTCATGAGGTTCTTGACGAAGTCGTCCTGATCAGTGTTGACTGCTTCGACTCTCACGCCGCCGTTCTGGACTACGGAGCCGCAGGCCTTGAACGCGCCGACGATGATCGTGCCGGCGGAGACTGCAGTGGTCACGCAGACCGGGATGCCCCACAGGTTCGGGATGTTCTGAGCGCCGAAGAAGCCGCCGCCATAGTAGCGATCCTCGCCATCCTTGGCGACTCTCATGGTGTACCAGTCAGCGGGGTTCATGACGATCGCGTCAGCCGGGAAGCCGGACTGCTGCTGCACGTCCATCGCTTCCTGCAGGATGATGTCGGCGATGCCCGCCGCGGTCGTAGCCGCGACCCAGCTGGTAGTGTCGGACTGGATGCCGGAAGTGCCGAGCAGATCAGTGACCAGTTTGTTCTGTTCTACGAGGCCCAGCTCATAGAGCAGTCGGCCGTTGATCGCGGAAGCGAGGAACGGATAGTCGTTGATATACTCATCAGACTCTTTAATGTGGCAGGCCACCTTAGCCAGTGACACGGTCTTCGGAGTGGGATCAGCGAAGTGGACCTGCGGCTTCTTCGCGCCTTCCGCTGTGACTGCAGGAGCGCCCTGGATCGCGCCCTCAACAAGATAAACCAGTGTAGATCCGGAGATGGTCTCCGCGCCGAACAGATCGCGAACTACGAGATCCACGCGGGGAGCGGTCACGACGTTCTTGTCGAACGTGGTCGCAAAATCCACAGCGCCAGCGGGGCTGGTCTGGGTGTCAGTCGCTGCCTTAACGAATGCAGGCGCGCCTACGCTGAACTTGTCGCCGCGCTCGAAGGTCTGACCCTTCGCTTTCAGTGTGTTGATGAAATTCTCGCCCAGTGTGCGGGCAGTCTTGACTTCGCTCATTGCGTCGTCCTCCTTTTTGTCTGTGCTGCCGATCTTGCCGAGCAGGGCCGCCTTCTTATCTGCCCTCTCGATCTCGGCTGTTTTCGTTTCGATCTCTGCCTGGAGCTTCTCGCCCTCTGCGATAGCCTCGGCATCGTCTGCCTCGATGCGCGACTTGAGCGCTACGAGTTCGGCCTGTTTGGCCTTGAGTTCCTCTCTAGGTGTCATGTCGTTACCTCCATGTTTTTGATGTATTCAAGCAGTGCGTCCTTCTTTGGATTGCTCAGATCGGGCTCCTCCGCCGCCGCGTTGGCCTTTTCCTTGTCCTCTCCGCCTTCCGGCTCGACTGCTTCCTCAAGCTCTCCCAGGACTCCCTGGAGGAGCGTGATGGCTTCTCTGATGGCGTCGGCGTCCTTCTTACTGTTCCGCCTGCCCGCCTTGATGTCCGTCACCTCTGCCCGCGGGTTCGCCGGCACCGGGACGATCGAGACCTCAAAAAGGTCCAGTTTCTGCAGCTCGTTCGCCTTCGTGCCGTCCTCGAGGGTCACCTGCGCGGCTTCCCTGACGTCATAGGCAAAAGAGAACTGATACACGACCCCGCTCTTGACGATCTCGCGCTTCTCCTGCGCAAGCGGGGTATTAAAAAAGCTCGCTGTCATCAGCGGGCCTTTTTCTGTGTCTTCTATAGAGTCGACCTGTCCGATAATCTGGTTCAGGTCGTGGTTCCAGCACAGCGGGAACTTGTGGCCGGATTCTTCGCGGGCCTTGATCGTGTCCGTGAAGGCTCCGGGCGCCACCACGTCGCCGTAGCTGTCCGGGATCCTGTCATAGGTGGAGAAGTATCCGGAGATCTTCCCCGCGTCTTCGTCTGATTTGACCAGGACGAAATTTTTTGTTTTGTGGTCCATGATTTCCTCCTCTTACGCGACCGTGATGATCACCTCGGTCGAACAGTTGCACCCGCAGGTCGTGTCAGGATCTCCGTCCTCATCTCCGGGCCATTTACAGCCATTAGAGAAGGCCGCGTCGATCGGCACGGTCTCGCCATTCATAGCGGCGTGCTCCGGACGCGGGTTCGTCCCGGTGATCCATCGCTTTTCGACGGTCTTATGAAATCCCTGCTGTTCCGCCTGGGCGGGAGCTTCCCGCGTGGCGGCCCAGCCTGCGACACCGATCGCGAGGGAGCGGCCGAAGGTCTCGGCGTCCTTACTCTCGCGGACCTCGAAAACATGCGCGGGCGTGTCTTCCTCGTCCTCGTCGTCAATGGCGGCCTGCAGTTTCTGGTATGTCGACGCGTTGATCGCCTTGGCGCGCCCCTCTGCGAGGGTGCGCAGGTACTTCCGCGTCTGCTCCGTGCGGTACTCTGACCCGATCGCCTTCGCGACCTCTTCGCCGTGCGCGTCTGCCACCGCCCTGATCACGGGCTCGATGTCATCGGCGAGCTCGGCATCCCACCGCTCCTCGTTCCACCACCTGGCGCTTTTCGCGCCGATCTTCGGGAGGACTGCCGACGCCTGGCGCTTCCAGAACGCCCGGAGCACCTCGGCCATCTTTTCGTCCTCTTCCTTTGTCGACCGCGCCTTGATGCGGAGCTTCTCGGCCTCCGCCTTTGCGAGGATCCTCGGCGCTGCATTCTCTTCGATGGCCACGGGCTCGTGCGGCTCGTTCGGGCTCGTGTCCTGCGGCGAGGCCTGACTGCCTTCAACTACGCTCAGCGGCACGATCAGCTCGTCTCCGCCTTCGACCGGCGGCAGGTTATTGTCAGCCCTCGCCTCGTTCCTGGTCATCCATGGACCACCGACGGCAGCCTGGAGTATGCTCGCACGCTCCTCGAAGGAGCCCTTGAGTTTCTCCGTGAGGTCAAACTCGACATAAGTCAGATCAGGATCCGCGCCGACCATCGGCAGGAGGAACGAGTTGATCCTCTGCTGGAGCATCTGCAGGACCGGGCCAAGACATTCCGCATAGAGCGCCCTGGCGTTGTCCCTAGAGCTCGCATAGGTCTGCGTGTCCGTGTGCCAGATCAGTGACGGGTTGACGCCATAGGCGGCCGCGCAGGATTCGCGCGACAGCTTAACCGACTCCATCCACTGGGACTCTTTAAAGCTCGTAGAGAATGGCTTGATCTCCATGCCATCCTCCAGGAGCGGGATGCTGCCAGCCTTAGATCCGCCGGGCCCCCATGACTCACGGAAGGCATCTATAAATCGCTTGCGCTGCTCGTCATCCCACACCGCCACGTTCGCCGGGCGGAGGATCTGCGCGTTCAGCCTTCCGGAAGAGCTCCACAGCTGGCGCCGGAAGCGGCCCGCCTGGATCTGCTCCTCGAGGGTCTGCCGCAGGGCACTGATCGGCGACACATAGCCGCCGGGGTTGCCGGGGCTGTATGTCTTGAACTGCACGAAGTCCGTGCAGGGGATCTCGACCGGCTGCCCGCCGTTCTTGGTGACGACTGTGATCGACTCGGCCTGGTAGGCGTTGCCGCTCTGCGTGCTGATCACCCACTCGCTTGGGATCGGCCACATCTGCCAGCCGCTCCGGCTGTCCGCGTCGGGGAGGACCAGGACGTACACCGTGCCGAACACGAAGTACTCGGTCATCAGCGCGCGGATGAACTCGAACTCCGTCATGGCGCTGTTAGGGAGCCACAGGAGCCGCGCAGCGGGGCTCGTACGGTCGCGCTGTCTGTCCGTCTCCGCGTTCCTCGTGTACACGTTCAGCGGAAGCTGTGCGATGCTGGCGGCGAGGAAGTCGACGACCGCCTTCAGGTTGTCCTGCGACTGGTACAGCTTCGAGGCCGTATAGTTGAGCACGTGCGTCGGCGCATCGGACCCGAGGCCGTAAATGTAAATTTGCGGGCGGAATGCTGCCCGCCATCTCGCTAATAGATTCGGCATAACTTTCCGCCTCCATTAAACAAAACAGACCTGCGCCCCGGACGCGTATGCGGAGGCGTAGATCTTCTTCTCGTCTTTCTGTATTTTCGTAGCTGCCGCGAATGCGGCGAAACATGCGAAGAGCGGAGCGATGTCGTCCGGGCTCTTCGCACGGTCGGGGAGCTCGATGCCCCCGCCGATGTTCCGGAGCTGCATCGTCTTCGCCGGCAGATCCAGAACAGGCTGCTGCAGGTGGTACACGCGAGTCGATCCGGTGCCAATGATGGCGTCATAAAAGCGGCCCCACCCTGCGGTGAGGTCGCCCCCTTCGATCGGTATCCTGTTGACGCCCTTCAGCGTGCAGAGCTGCTCCGCGAGGCCCGTCACCGGAGCGCCGCGGGACTGGAATGACAGATTCATGGGATGCTTAAAAGCTCGCGTCCTAAACCAGTCCTCGCACCAGGCCGTGCCGACACGTCGGGCCACGACCTCGATGTGATAGTTGCCGTCAGTCCGCATCCCACAGACCGCGACCGACGCCCAGCGCCGATCTGCCGACAGGTCGATGCCATAATAGAGCTCCGACTCCGGCGCGATCGCAGACTGCAGATCAAGGCATGCGCTCCAGGATCCATCCGGGAACGGCGCCGGCAGGATCGTCTCGACCTGCTGGCACATGCACTCTGATCGGAATTTAGCCTCCGGGAACGTGCCGCGGTTGGACATGAGCGCCCGCTCTGTCAAGTAGCCGTACCCGAGCGCGGGGTTCGCCTGCGCCAGCTGCTCGAGGTCGTCAGTGGCAGCCCCGTCCTCTGCGGACCACTCGAACAGGCCGAGGGTCGACGCGTCGACGTCGCCACCGAAGTCGTCAGAGGATCCCGTGCCGCTGATCAGCGCGATCGCCTTGCTCCTCAGCTCACGGAGCACGATGCTGTCGGGGTCTCCGGCGTTGGAAAAGCACACGACCATGCCGTTCGGCTTGGCGTTGGTCGACGCCACGGACGCGGACCAGGTCTCCCAGTCGCGCTGTTCACGGATCTCGTCGAGCATGACGAGGTCGTTCGAGTCGCCACGGCCTGCCCTGCGCGTGGGCGCGCCGACCTTGTACTGCCGCAGGCCCGTGAGGACGAGCTTCTTCGAGCCGTTCGTCCTGCCGACGCGCTGCAGCTCCGCCGACAGCTCCGGAACGCTCTCCTGATCCTGTACGACCGCCTCCCACACCTCCTCTGCTTTGTCCAGGCTGAGCGAGGTGCCGAAGATCGAGTCGACACAGAGCACATTCAGGAAGAAGCTCGCGATCACTTCGGAGAGGACCGTCTTGCCGTTCTGCCGACTGATCAGGAACAGGATCGTCCGGAAGCGGAAGAGCCAGTCTCCGCCGAGGTCGCCGGTGATCTCCAGCGCATGGATCAGCGACCACTCCTGCCAGGGGTAGAGGTTCTTGTGCAGTACGGTCCGCGCATATTCGACGCAGGCAAAACCCAGCGACGTGTCGGGCGTCAGCTCCCGCAGGGGCGGCGTCCAGATCCTCGGCTCGGTCTTCCCCATCATTTGGCCACCTTGAAGCGCGAGCGGATGCTCTCGAGTGAGCTCACCTCAGCGGTGTCCTTTTCTCCTGTGATCTCCTTGTAGGCTTTCAGCGCCGCGGAGAAGTCACGGACGAGTGCCCGATACTCCTGCACGAAGGGGTTCGGCTTGGGGACGTCGATGCCGTTCGCGTTCTCTACCCACACGCGGAGCGGCTCCTCCTGGAAGCGCTTCTCGTTATCCTCGAGCTTCTTCTGCATAGACAGAATAGCCCGCATAAGAGTCTCGGGACTCTTTTTATATTTGTCTTTCTGTCTTGCGTTCATACGTTCACCTAAAAACTTTGAAACCTTCGGGGGGAGATATTAC